GGAATATGGAAGCCGAAGGACTGACAGTGCTGATCGACCCGGGCCATGGCGGCAAAGACCCTGGCGCAGTAGCAGCAGACGGAACTCGCGAGGCAGATATCGCGCTGTCGGTTGGGCTTATGGTCGCCGGGATACTGCATGCACTCGGATGTAACGCGCAGCTCACGCGGATCGGAGACACTTACCCGTCACTGTCCGACCGGTGCCGCATCGAGCATGACCTGGAACCTGATTGTTTTATAAGTCTGCACTGCAACGCAGCATATAACCGCGAGGCCAACGGCATCGAGGTATGGACCACGCCGGGCGACACTGCCGCCGATCCGTTGGCGCGTGAACTGTTCGTGTCGCTGAATCGGTCGTTCGGTACGCGCCGGTTCCGCAGCGATTACTCAGACGGAGATCCGGACAAAGAGAGCAAGTTATACGTTCTGCAGCACACGCACTGCCCGGCCGTGCTGGTCGAGATGGGATTTATCTCGAATGAGGCCGAGTGCGCATGGCTGCAGGACAGAGAAAATCAACGACGCATCGCCCTTGCGGTTGTCGACGGGGTGATGGTTTGGCGGCAGGCCGCAGCGCAGAAGCGCGGGCCGAAGCTCGCCGGTTAATAACGCGAACCTACGGAGGTATCTATGGATTTCACGGAAGTCAAAGGGCTGCTGCAAAGCAAAACGATATGGGGCGTGATCATTACCATTCTCGGGGCGATTCTCGGGTGGGGTTCTGAGACGCAGGCCGTGCTCACCGACCAGACTATGCTGGTTGTTTCCGCAGTTGTGCAGGCCATCGGTGCCGTGATCGCCATTATCGGCAGAATCAAGGCTGACAAGAAAGTCACCGTCACGGGGTCGTAACCCATGAGCCTGTCAGCTATCGCAGCTATCGCCGGGGCGGTTTCAGCCTTGGCCGCCCTGGCGATCAAGCTCATAGGGATATGGCGCGAAAACAAGACCGCCAACCAGCCGGAAGAGCAGGAAAAGGAGCGCCATGCGGCATATCAAACACGACTTGAGAACGCATCGAACGCTATGCGTGGCGACACTGACGCTCTTGGCACTGTTGCTGCTGATATTGACCGGCTGCGCGAGCGGAATCGGCACCGTGTACGTGAACGACAGCAGCGCAGTGGTGCCGGTGAAGGAGGGTGAGCCGGCAAAGGCTACCGGGTTGATTATTTCGCCCGGGGCGCTTGCAGATTTGATGCAGTGCTGCTCGGACAACCTCGATACAGCGGAGGAATAAATAAATGGATGAGGATAGATATAGCGGCCGGCCGCCCGGAAGCTACGGCCTGCTTGATGAGTCTGGAACGATAGCCGCTGGCGAGTCGGCGTCGCACACGATAAACACCATACCAGTCGGTTATCTTGCTGGGCACATTACTGTGTCGGCGGCAGCGACGCTGGAAATCTATTACAGCATGTCTGGAGATGCCTATGGCGATCCCGTCGAAGAGGCGCTTACCGCGGGCCAGTCACTGGATTTTGATTGTGGTGAAAACTTGGCGGCCCAGTCTGTCAAAATCGAGATCGTTGCAGGCGCTTCCAATGTGGAATATGCGTTGCAGTGCAGGGGGATGGCGTAATGCGCGGGCAGATTGTTGATCTGAGCCTGACCAGGGCAGACCTCGGTGCGGCTCGCGCTGACCTGGGGCCGCAAGCGACGGTCATGCAGGATTATGTGTTTATTGGCAACTTGGAGCAGACAGAAATCGAATTCGTCGGGGACATGTCTGCAGCAACAATTCTGAAAGGTGAACTCTAATGGCAAAAACCATTCCCTGCAGGATGATACCGATATGTTACACGGCGGCAGAGTGGGCCACCGTGAATCCTGTTTTGCGTGTTGGCGAGGAAGGCTTCGAGACCGACACTGGCGCGTTCAAAAAGGGCGACGGCGTCACCGCGTGGAACGCACTGTCGTACTCTAATACTGGCCGCACAAGCGGCGTGATAAACGATATCGGATCACCTGGTGGCGCCGGGTTTGGCACGGGAGTCGCGCCGGAATCATCGTTGCCGAGCGGAATGACTGCCCTGTATGGACACGCAGATCCAACCCACGATCATTACGGAAATTATCAATATGTCGATGGCTCAATCATGGTCTGGATACCGAAATTTTATTACAAAATCGGAACCGGATCGGACGGCCTCGATGTCAACTCTATAGACGTCAAAGGAGCCAGCGACTTTGCCACCCGCGCCGAGGCCGAAGCCCAGGGGTATGCCCTGCACCGAGCCTTCATCGATGGCGGCGTGGAGCATGATGGGTTTTTTGTCGATAAATATATGTGCTCAAAAAACGCATGGGGCACAGGGTTCATCGCATCGTCCATCGAGGGTGGTGTTCCGATCTCAATGCATGCCGACCACAATCCCGTCGCGGATCTGACAGCGTGCTCCGGAAACTATTATTACGAGGCAATAAACGCAGCCCATGCTCGCGATGGAATAGATGGAGCTGTCAACTCTGACAGCCAATTCTTTTGCGCCAGCCGGTTCATTTATGCGGCTCTGGCCATGCTCAGCATCGCACACGGCCAAGCGGCCAATGGCTCAACATATTGCGCGTGGTACGACGCATCCGGCGTGACCAATTTCCCCAAAGGGTGCAACAATAATGCGCTTGGAGATACCAACGACGGAGAGGTCAGCTATCAGAGCGACGGCTATAGCAACTGCGGCAAAACCGGTAGTGGCGTACCCTTTGCAAAGACCACGCATAACGGCCAGGCGTGCGGGGTGGCGGATCTCAATGGCCTTATGTACGAAATCAGCCTCGGGGTCACGTGTGTTGCCGCAGGCAAAGCGATCACAGGGGCGACCCAGGCCAACCCCTGTCTCCTGACAGTGGCGAGTCACGGACGTGCTACAGGGGACCCGGTGATGATCACCAGCGTTGCCGGCATGGAGGAGCTCAACGACAAGATCTTCACCATTACAGTGGTAGATGCCGACACCATCTCCCTTGATGGCGTTGACAGCAGCGCGTTTGCGGCCTACACCAGTGGCGGCACGGCAACGTTCGGAGACTTCTACGTCGCCAAGAAATCTACGGCCATGCGCGATTTCACCTCCGGCAATAGTGTCGATACCGACCATTGGGGGGCAAATGGTGTGGCGGCCATGATGGAAGCGTTCTCTCCTGCCTTTGAGGCCGCATATCCGAACAATGGATTTTCTCAGCGCATTGGCGAAGGTGCGGGACAGGTCCTCTCCGAGGCCCAGTCTGGCAACGACTATGCGCTCACAGGTCTTGGCCTCCCGAAAGATCCCGGCGGAATCTCCACGTCAGGCACAAACCTGTTCGGCTCCGACTATTTCTATCAATACATACGCAACGAATTGTGCCTGCTATCGTGCGCGCTTTGGGGCTACTCTTCCGGCGCGGGCGTGTCGGCGGTCTCTTGGAACCACGTCCGGACGTCCTCGTTCTACGCTGTGGGTTTCCGGGCGGCCTGCTTCCCTGTTAACTGAGCGATAGCGAAGAATGAGTACTGATGGAGAGGTTCAGTTAAACAGGAAGTTTATTGAGTTTGTAAAGCTGCTCAATATCTATTTAAACCACTTTCCAAGGGCGGAGAAGTTCGCCCTGGGTAACCGCATCAGGAATAGCGCGTATGAGGTTTATGACTATATCACCGAGGGTGAAAAACGTTACCAAAAGAAAACCACTCTGACCAATTTGGATATAGCGCACCAACGCCTGCGTATGCAGATCTACCTAGCCTTTGAGCTTGGGTATTTTCGCTTTAAGGACGGAAGGGCGTCGGACGCAGCTCCGGAGCAACTCGCAGCGAAGCGCTTTACAACACTCGGAAATTTGGTGGACGAACTGGGTCGCATGATTGGAGCTTGGATTCGGAAAATCAAGGAAGACAATAGATGGTAAACCATGGGGCAGTGCCTCAGCGTGTGCCTGCTATCGTGCGCGAATTGGAGCAACAATTCCAACGCGGGCGTGTCGGCGGTCAATTGGAACAACAACCGGACGAACTCGAACAACAATGTGGGTTTCCGGGCGGACTGACACTTCCAACCTCAAGGCGCGAGGAGCGCGCAGTGGAAGTCTCAGGGATGCGCTGTCCCGCGTTACGCGAAATCAACGAAAAGCCTCCTTTTGGTAGGCAAAGCCCGAAGACCGGAGGCTCAATGAAACGTTACGGCAACCTCTTTGCCAAAACTTTTAGTCGAGGCAACCTCTACCAGGCCTATCTTGACGCCAGGCGCGGCAAGCGCAAGAGCCGAGCGTGCTTCCGGTTCGAAACCAACCTGGGTGGTGAACTCGACGCATTATTTTGGGAGATTCACGCTGGAGCATATCGCCCAAGACCCTATAACGAGTTTTGGGTGCGCGAGCCGAAACCGCGATTGATTCATGCTCCCCATTTCCGTGACCGCGTAGTACAGCATGCCATCTATCGTGTGATTTACGACATCTTTAACCGCACGTTTATTGCTACCAGCTTCGCCTGTCGTATCGGCTACGGAACCCATAAGGCCAGTGTTTATGCGCAAAAAGCATTGAGACTCTGTGACCCTGATTCATATTTCCTTAAACTGGATATTCGCAAATTTTTCTATTCCATTGATCGCAACGTGCTGCGGGTGTTGATCGAGCAGAAAATCAAAGACCAACGTCTCGTGGACAGCATGATGCTGTTTGCAGTCATGGATGGACCATTCGGCATTCCTATCGGCAATCTGTTGTCGCAATTGTACGCCCTGATCTATCTCAATCCGCTGGATCACTATGTCAAGCGTGGACTCAAAGTCAGGCATTACGTGCGCTACGTGGA